GAAGAACTATGAGAACTAAAGCTTTTAGGGCAGGTGGTACTTCACGTGATGCAGTAATAGAAGTAGCTGAATCAGCAAGGGATAGTGGTAAATTCAGTGCTGTAGTTGATGGGTTTAGGTACTCTAATACCCAAATGAATTCAGCAGCTTGGAAAATCTATAGAAGTATAATAGATGCTAATAATTTAGATGAAGTTAAAAACTTATTCTTAAATAATAAACAATCAGTTAAATTAGCTGAAGATGTATTTAAAAACATCAAAGGTGGTAAAAAGTTTGCAGATATCGTAGCGGAAGATCAAGCCATGGGAGGCGCTCTATTCGCTCTAAAGGACCTAATTGATAGATACATCGGTCGTGGTATAATGCAGAGCTCTGCGAGGGTCATGGACACCTTAGGTAGAGAAGTTACAGATATAGCACAAGCAAGTAGACAGTTTTCACCAAATATAGACGAAGATCGTGCTGTACATCTGATGTTAGACAAGATGGAATTTCTGATGTCAGAAGTAGGTATTAATAAGTATATCAAGGGTTGGCAGTTAAAGCAATATGATAGGTGGTATAATCTAATGAGTGAAGCAGATAACCCAGCTGAAGTCTTAGAAACACTTAAATCAGAGTTTTCAGAAGTTGAAGGTTTAATTTCAAATAAAGCAAGGAACTTTACAGAAGAACTTAAACGACTGCAAGAAGAAAATCCATTAGCACTTAGACCACTTGTTGCACAGTTCGAACGTAGCAATGGTGATGTAGATACATTAGAAAAACTAATGGTATGGGCTAGAAATGAAGTCACACCGATGGGTATGATAGCAAGTCCTACTGTTACTAAAATGAATAAGTTTGCTCAAGGATCTTGGGCAGTTGCATTCAATAATGTTTTATCTGGACTTGCCGCTGGTAGAGCTATACTAGGTAATACATATGGTATTATATCTAAACCTATAACTGCTGTTTTAGGTGGTACTTTAGAAGGTATGTTAAAAGGTGGTGATTTTAGTAATATAAAACGGACAATGTATTACTTTGGTGGTGTTGCTGAAACTAACAGGCGTATTGTTAAAGACTCATGGATAGCCATGAAAAAGATTTGGAAAGATCCAGATGCTTTAATTGATGCAGCACGTAAGGATTTAGTAGTAGCTGACTCTTTAGATTGGGATTCACTCGATCAAATGAGAGAGATATGGGTTGAAGAAGGTAATTGGGGACGTGCGCTTCAGCTTGATCTAGCAAAGATGAATTATGATCTAAGTAGATGGGCTCCTATGAGAGTAGGTATGACTGTTCTTCAAGGTGCTGATGCTGGATTAAATGCAGCTATGGCTACGTATGTATCTAGAGTACGTGCGTATGATGAAGTATTCACTAAAGCTGGTAAAACAGATTTTGAGACTTTATTAAAAGCTGAACAAAAACATTATAATAAAATCTTTGATAAGAATGGGGTAATAACAGATGATGCTACTAAAGTAGTATCAGGTGAAATAGCTCTGAATCTTAAGGATGATCTTTCAGATACAATAAATCAATTTATAACTAGATATCCGTTTCTAAGAACTGTTGCCTTATTCCCCAGAACATTAAGTAATAACCTTAAATTAAATTTATCCTGGACTCCTATAGCTAGCATACCTGGTTTAACTAAGTATGGTGATGTTATGTGGGCTAAAACTGATGATGATATAGCTAAAGCTTTAAGAAGACATGGTATTGATATGAGTAGGACACCAAATGCTATGACCATCTTTGAAAACTTACGTACTGAATATAAAGGACGTATGGCTTTCAGTGGTATGCTTGTTGGTGGAATGTGGTCTTATGCTATGTCAGGTAATATAAGAGGTAATGGTAGCTACGAACCTACTAAACGAAGAGTAGATAGGGATCAATTTGGTTTTGTAGAAAAGACTATTAAAATTGGTGATAAGTGGGTAAGCTATAAAGGTATCCCAATGGTTGATCCAATGTTAACTATGTTAGGAGATTTATCTTATTATGCTAGAGACTTTGACCATGCAATCATAGATGATGTCTTAGATAAATTAGTCTGGACTGTATCTGCTACATTTTTAAATGAAACTGTACTGACAGGATTAGAACCATTTGTTGCCTTTATGAATCAAGATATAAGTTGGTTCTCAAGATATGCAGCTAATACAACCAGAATGTTCCTACCTATGTCAGGTGCTGCAGGTGTTATTAGTAAAGCTATTGACTCTACACAAAAAGATATACATGGTAACATAATTCATTATATTCTAAATAGAACTCCTATTGCATCTTTAGGATTACCTAAACAAGTAGATGTTTGGACAGGGGATTATTTAAATGATATTGATAATCCAGTTCTTAGGATAATTAATGCTATGTCTCCAGTACAAGTTAGTGGTACTGATGAGCCATGGAGAAAAGTAATAAGAGATAGTGGTTATGATGGTCTATCTATGTTAAAGAGAAGTTCGGATGGCAGTTATGAGTATACTGCACATGAGAGAGAACATCTTAATAGATTAATCGGTAAACAACAGATATATAAAGATGTTATAAGGATATTAAAAAATCCTGCACATCAAGAACAACTACAAAAGTTAAGATCTTATCGTGCTTCTGGTAAAGAATTGGGTTATGATCGTGTTGATATTGATGGAAATAGGTTACAAGTATTTATAGCTATTGATCAAGTAGTTAGACGTGCTCAAAAAATAGCAGAATTAGAAATGTATGCTGAACGTCCTGATATCGTAGAAACTATTACAGATCAAAATCTAATTAATAACTATCTCAGACAAGGTGATGTAGATTCAGCAATAGATACAGCCGACAGGAATCAAGAAATGGTGGAAAACTTAATCAACTTACCAAAATAAAATAACACATGGCAACCGAAAACAAATACACAGGCAATAATAGTACCACCAACTATGCCTTTACATTTCCATATTTAAAAGAAGCTGATGTTAAGTGTTCACTTGACGGAACTTTAACTACTGCATTCTCATTCGCTAATGCAACAACTATAGCGTTTGATTCAGCACCAGGTAATAATGTTGAAATACGAATTTACCGTGTAACAGATACCGCTACTCCAAAAGCTACATACTTCCCTGGATCAGCTATAAAATCTGAAGATCTAAATGATAATCAATTACAAGTTTTATATACTACAGAGGAAGTCCAAGAAAGATCATTACAACTTGGTGGTATAATAGATGGGGATCTTACCTTTGGTACGAGTCATAAAATTATATTTGAGGGTGCAACAGCTGATGCTCATGAAACAACATTAACTGTAACGGATCCAACAGCAGATAGAACTATTACTATCCCTAACGTCACTGGTACTGTAGTTACAACTGGTGATACAGGAACAGTTACAGCAACAATGTTAGCTGCTAATTCTGTTGATTCATCTGAATTAGTTAATGGGTCTATAGATACAGCACATTTATCCGATGATGCTGTTACTACCGCTAAGTTAGCTACAGACGCTGTAGGTACAGATGCATTAGCAGATAATGCTGTAGATACTGCTGCTATTGTAGATGCTGCTGTTACCACCGCTAAGATAGGTAATAATCAAGTCACAACTGATAAAATACCAGACGGACATATAACCCTCGGTAAGTTAGCATCTAACTCGGTTGACGGAGGTAAGATAGTAGCCGATTCTATAACCGCTGCAAAGATTGCTGATAATGCTGTTGATTCAGAACACTATGTTGATGGTTCAATTGATACAGCACATATAGCAAATTCCCAAATCACCAACGCTAAGATAGCTGCTGATGCCATCACAACATCTAATATCCAAGATGGTCAAATATCTACAGCTAAGATTGCAGATTCTGCTATTAACGTTGATAAAATAGCTAACAATGCTATAAATGCTGATAAGATAGCAGCTAATGCAGTAGATACTTCTGAGATAAAGGATGATGCAGTAACAAACGCTAAGATAGGGGATGCCGCTGTTAACCGTGATCAACTAGCAACTGATGCAATTATTACAGCTAAAATAACAGATGCTAATATTACTACTGCTAAAATAGCAGATGATGCCGTTACAGCGGCTAAAATTGCTGACGGTGCTATTACTTCTGCTCATATTGCAGCGGATACAGTTGTTGCGGCAGATATAGCAGCTAATGCTGTTGGAGCTAGTGAGTTAGCGGATGATGCTGTAGATACTGCTGCTATTGCTGATGCCGCTGTTACTACTGCTAAAATAGGTAACAACCAAGTAACAACTGACAAAATACCAGATGGCCATATAACTCTTAATAAATTAGCAAGTAACTCTGTTGATGGAGGTAAAATTGTCGATGGTGCTGTTATCACAGCTAAGGTTGCCGATGCTGGTGTAACAACTGCTAAGATTGCAGATGACGCAGTCACTCTTGCTAAAATGGCAGGAATTGCTAGAGGTAAGATCATATATGGTGATGCTTCAGGTAATCCAGCTGTATTAGCCATTGGTACAAACGGTCAAGTACTAAAATCAGACGGTACAGATATTGAATGGGGTGATGACTCGACTTCAGGAGCTAGTTCTAGTTTCACTGTTGCTGATGAATCAAGTGATACAACTTGTTTCCCTGTATTTGTTACAGCAGCTACAGGTGATTTGTCCCCTAAATCAGATAGTCAATTAACTTATAACTCAAGTAGTGGGGCATTAGGTGCTACTACTTTAGGCGGTACGCTTTCAACAGCAGCTCAGACAAATGTAACTTCAACAGGAACCTTAACTGGACTTACAGTCTCAGGAGATGTTTCTTTTGATAATGGAGCTGATGCAGGTAAGGATATATTATGGGATGTTTCAGAAGACCATTTACTATTTAGTGATAATGTTTATGCTAAATGGGGTAATGGAGGAGATCTTCAAATCTATCATGATGGCAGTAATTCTCATATTAATGACCAAGGATCAGGTGTTATTTACCTAAGGAGTAATAATTTACAGATTAATAATGCCGCTAATAATGAGGCAATGATAAATGCTGCTGAAAATGGTTCAGTAGAACTTTATTATGATAACTCCAAAAAGATAGAAACTACTTCCGATGGTGTTACTGTTACTGGTGATATAAATGTAGGTGCTGGCGAATATTATGCTAGTGATAATGGTAAAATAAGACTTGGTTCTAGCCAAGATTTAGAAATCTACCATGACGCAACGGATTCATGGGTTAAAAACTGGACAGGAAAGTTAAATTTAACAGCAACAAGTTCAGAAAGTGGAATAATAATCAATCCAAACGGAGCTGTAGAACTCTATTACGATAGCGTTCTTCAAACTAAAACTACAAGCACTGGACTGCATTTAGCAGATAGTAAACGTATAGATTTTGGTACTGATTCAGACCTAAAGATATATCATGATAATTCACATGCATATGTAACTAACAGTACAGGTTATTTAAAATTCAGACTTGATAACTATAGTTTTGAAAATGCTGATGGTAGTGAGTTATATGCTCAGTTCCTACATGATGGAGAAGCTACTCTTTACTATGATGGCAGTAAGAAGTTTGAAACCACATCCGGAGGATGTATGGTAACAGGCCAATTAAACTTCGCTGCTGCTGCCGATCCAAATATATCTCTACGTGATAATGGATATATTGCATTTGGCAATGCTGATGATTTTAAAATATGGTCCGATGGTGATAATGGTATATTAAAAGCTCTGACTGGAGACCTATATTTACAATCAGATACTGCTATCAAATTTACCAAAGAAGGTAATGCTGAAACTTTAGCTGTATTTGATCCTGACGGTTCATGTGACCTTTACTATGACAATGCTAAGAAGTTAGAAACTATATCAACTGGTGTAAATATAACTGGAGGAATTAGATTAGGAGGTAATAATGCGGTCAATGAACTTGACGATTATGAAGAAGGCACATGGACGCCTGCTTTAGGTGGAAGTGGTAATAGCTTTACTTATCATGCTAATACTGGTGGAGTTTACACTAAAGTAGGTAGAATGGTATACGCATCTGGTTTTATACAACTTAGTGCTAGAAGTGGTACATCTCAATTAGTTCTTACTGGTCTACCATTCGCAGCTGGTGATCATTCAACTGGATCATCTACTATTGAAGGTGGGGTTCATACACAGCGTGTAGATAACTCTTCATCTGGTACTAGTGGACCTATGGGTACTATTGCTTCTAGTCAGAGTGAAGCTTCACTTTGGCATACTATAAGTAGTGGAAATGGTAGTGCATTAAATGCAGATGAAATTGATACAACATTTGTCTGGGGATTCACTGTAATGTATCCCGCATAGACCGTTAGCATGTCTTTAAACTATGCCTAAACCTGTTTAATTTGGAAAATTATCCTAATGGCCTTAACAAAAACAACAGTTGACGATAAAATAGAAGTGGTTGGTGATTATAAAGCGATTCAAATCCGAACTGCCACTGTAATAAAAGAAGATTCTACAGAATTAAGTAGGACGTTTTCAAGAAGGGTACTGCAATGCGGTACCTTAAATAATGCTACAGACGCTTTTACCGCTACAGATACATCTTCTGAATCTGCAGAAATAAAAGGTATCGCTAGTACAGTATGGACTGATGCGATACGTAATGCGTATAAAGCACATCTAATCGCTACTAAACCACCAAAACTATCTGGTGATTCATAAATTTATTTAAAAAACAATGGCAACTAAAACTTGGCAAATCAATACCCTAGAACGCGAACTAGCTGACGGGTATGTAAGAAAAGCTATCTACCGTGTAATTGGTGAAGATGGTACATATAAATTTACAGCTACAGGTAATGTAGAGTTACCAAAACCAGATACTCTTGTACCGTATGCAGACTTAACAGAAAGTACTGTATTAGGTTGGGTTAAAGCAAAACTAGATGCAGATAACGCTGGTACTGTAGCTGCTATTGAAACAGCTGTAGAGAATGGTGTAAACGAACAGAAAACCCCTACGGCTGGTGTCGGTAAACCTTGGTAAGATAAGTACACCATCTCTTAACCTTCCTAAGCCACCAGAGACGCCTAGGATACGCTTGAGGGTGCCTTCGGGTAATGTTCCGTCATATAAACCTATGTACATCCCTCCGAACGATCTGAGACCTCCTGAGGGGGTAAAGAAAAAGGAGAAGGAAACAACGGAACAACCACCACCTCCTAAATTAAGAATACCAAGAATAGACATAGAGTTACCGCTACCTACAACAGAAGTCGTAATGACTGCTACGTATGCAGCGGTGGCTGCTGTTGCAACTACAACTCTTGCAACACCTTTCTTTAATCAAATTAAAAAGAAAATCCAAACATTCTTACAGAAAAAGATTGACAAATGGAAGGAAAAAAGGAAGAAGAAAAAGGACTCCTCGACAAACTCAAAGACGGAATAGAGGATCAAGAAGCTCAGATACAAGTACTATCTACATTTGTTAGATTAGGTGTTGTTGTCTGGGCTGGATTCATCATTACCTTAAATTATGTTGAATTACCAGTTATTAAAAAGGCTGGAAGCTCTGATATAACCTTCGTTGCAAGTATTTTTACAGGAGCACTTGCTAGTTTTGGATTGAATACATCCAATAGTAAGAAATCAAATGGTCCTGTCAATTGTCCTATGCTAGATAAAAAGAAAGAATGAAGAAATGGCTTTTACTCTTAATGCTGGCATCCCCCTCGGTAGTAAGAGCGGAGTTGGTAACACCCAACTTCACCCAAGGCTCGATGCAGAGCACAACCACTACCACCCAAGAAATAGTAGAAACCATAGAAACAACAACTTATGGTTCTGCACTCAATACCTGGAATGGAGAAAATATCGTCCATACCTCAGCCTCCTCTGGAGGAATTGCAGACTCAGATTCGATCTTCACGGTCCACACAGCTGGAGATCCTTTCTCGTTAGAAATAACAACAAGAGCTGCAAGCCAAGTATTATCAGTAACAGAAATAGATCGAGAAATCGACACTACTTCTACTACTACATCCTTGTCCATATTCTCACAATAGGATTACCAAGTTATGCTGAAGAAGGAGAAACCAACAATACTTCAAACCCTGTGGCAGCAGCTACAGGAAACGTTACAAATCAAGCCGTCCAGTTCCAGAACAATGGAGCCCCGTCTCGTCAGAATCTCGGACCGAACATATCCTGTAACGGACCAACGATGACCTTTTCACCCTTCTATATGGGTAACCATGTGGAACCCTATGATATAGAAGCAGGTGAAAGAGAACAATCCAGTTATACAAAGAATGAAAACTGGGGTGGTCAAATAAACTTTATGGTGCCTTTAGATGGAGGCACCTTAGAGATATGTAAAGCAATTGGTAAACGACAAGAAGAAAAGATGAGGTTGGATTATGAATTAGTTAGAGCATTGAAATGCGCTGAACTACAAACTAAAGGTTTCATGATACGACCTAAAACACGTATATATCATATGTGTTCAGATATAATACCTATAACTGCTTATTTAAAAGAGCAGGAAGAACGAATTAACAACCCACTATTCAACCCAATTTATAATGATAGTCTTAATCAAACCAGTACTTTTCGCATTCATCAAGAGCACAGCAGTGAAACAACTGATAGTAGACCTTTTAGAAGGTTTAGTCTCTTCAACGGAAAATACATTAGATGACACAGCAGTTGAGATAATTAAGAAGCACTTATTCCCAGGAGAAAAGTAATGGCTAAAACTGTAAAGATGTCGGAAACTGGTAGGCAAGGTACAAGAAGAAATCCATGGCCTGAAGGTACTCCAACTTGGAAGCAGTTAGGATTTAAATCACAAGCTGATTTTGATAAAGCTGTTAAAGAGAATCCTAAAATTTTAGAATATATAGACTAATGAATAAAGCCACAGAAGACCAGTTCAATGAATTACATAGCCTTGTCACAAAAGAATTCCTAACACGGGTCAGAAGTGGCACCGCTACTACCCAAGATTTAAAAGCAGCCTGTGATTGGCTGAAGACAAATGACATTAGTGATATTGCCTTTGAAGGTAGTCCATTAGAGAAATTGGCAGCAG